ACCTGCCGGGGCTTTTTATTTCCTCGGTGCGGGTTCGGTGGCGGCGATGCCGCAACAGAAAGATGAGTAAACATCCGCGTAGGGTGTAAATCACCACATCAATCACCACCTGTGGTGATGACGCCTCACCACATTCGTTTGTATCCTGTGGTGGAAGCAAAGAACCAGCGCAACCACGAGAAGCTTCCCCCATATGAGGCAAATGCACGAGGCGCAGAATGAGTGAAACATACGCACCAACTGAATCAAACACCCTATAATCGAAATCGGAAACCCTTTCTTCAACTCTAAGAATATTCCAGACGTTATTCCATTGGATTATCTGCGCTCCATAAGGTTCTAGTATCGCCTTTAAAACTTGTTCACAAGTCGGTTGAGCACCATCTAAATAATAAGCCTCAACATCTACATAAGCCTGATCTAATGGATCGTCTGCATCGGTTGAATCCATATCTGTCGCGTATAGATTAATAGCGCAACGAATATTTAAACCTAACCCGATCTTTTTTAGACAGAACGCTATTAAGGCAATTTGCTTGTAGCTACCGAATAGTTTTCCTCCGGTTGCATCTGCAAATGCTTTGTCTTTTAATGTGGCCGTTCCGTCTACTGACACAAAAGAGGCCGCGTAAGGAGTAGCCTTATACTCCTCTGAGTATTGATTTGGTAAAAACTTATGAAGTAACTTCACATCGTAGCCTGAGCCTAAATTTTTACTAAATCTTACCCTATATTTTTCAGGGTCTCCAGTGAATAATGATATAAACTGAAAATCCGTTATGCTCATTAAATTGAGCGTTGACTCTGTTGAGATAATAGGCTTAAACTTATCTTCTTCGCCTTCACCCCTGAGCGTGTAAGTAAAACAAGAATATCCAGAACCATCAACCTCAGTAACCGATCCTGAGTAGCTTTTTTGTAGTAACTCTACCTTTGATTGGTTGCCTAAAAAATCAAAATATTCTATCTGTAAAAGAGCACCATAGACGTACTCTATACCAATCGTTACTGAAATTTCTGCAAAACAATTTATCTCATCACGGGCGTAAATAGTATAATTCCCTGGTAATAGTGCCGTGAAATTTCCTGAAGCCTGACCTGCTCCGTAAATAAAATCCGCACCGATGTTATATTCGATCGCCCCGTTGCTAGATGTAGCCGAAACTGTTACCTCCCCGTCTGCTGTTGTTGCATCTGTAGCGTTTACAACTATTGGCAATGAATCAAAACTAAGATCACAAACAACAGGAGCAACCGCGCACGAAGGGTGATCGTCAAAAGCGATAGCAGTCAGATATGGGAATGCTGCAACTACCCTTATCAATTCAATTTTCGCCCTTGCTGTATTGCATATTAAAGCGTCATAATGTTCCTCTGTTTTATAGTCAGTGCTGTATAGACCCGCATAGGTAAAGAAGTAAGGAATGCTGTCACCTGACGTTATTGGGCTTCCGTTGTTTTTAACTACAATAGACTCAGCAGAATCATCCCAATAAATAGTCACATCATCACCCGCAACGTATGTACCATAGGGGCTGTTTAATTTCCAAACGATCCTATGTACGAGTAACTCAGCCATTATGCTTTACGTCTGCCATTTGATTTTTCTGCATTCTCAATAATCGCAATTAACGATGATCCTTCACCAACTAACCTGCCAGTGATATTTATGTCTGAAAATGATGAACTCGCAACTGTTGGGCGGTAAAAAGTTGATTCTCCTGAGCCACCACCATCTCCACCCATACTTGGCTTATTTGCCATCAACCTACTGACTGCTGATCCTAATATGACTAGAGCAACACCAGCCGCAATCTTTTGACCGGGAGTCCCCTTTTTTAAAAACTTCTCACCTATACCAATAGAAATCAGTAACGCCCCAAACTGCTGGGCAAATCTCCCTAGCGCACGAAGAAATGTTCTACCGAAATCATGCGCACCAGTTACCGCAGCCTCGCCGAATGCTGTTGCAATATCAACTATACCACCAACTATTAAACCGGAAATCTCTATCATTTCCTCCTGTACTGCTCTGAATTGGGGCGGTAATGTTTTTAATTTCTTAACAACACCCTCAACATCTATTTTTAAAAATTCAGGATCAACTAAAGTACCCGACGCTGATGGTCGTTCGCCAACGGTTAATGGAGTCTCAAATGCTTTACGTGCTATGGAATTTAAATTATCATATCTTTTTTGTATTCTTTCTAAGATTTGATCAATAGTTAATAATGGTGGTATTAAATCATTAATTGGTTTAGACATTGGAGTACGTGGATCAATCATCACCTTTCTTAGTCCAGTTGCACTATCGGTTAATAAAACTAATTTCTTCCCTGATGCTTCAGCAGCTTTCTCAAGTTCTCCATATTGTTCTATAAATTCGTCTCCTTTGGGTTGTGCTTTATTAAATTTATCCATAGATAAAGCTAACTCCAGCATTGGTGGTTTGACGCCTTGTAAAATTGCAATGAAATCAGTTACAAATTTTAATCCAAACGTGGCGATAGGTTGTATAGCCTCCCCTATTGTTACTTTCAAATTTACCCAATCAGCCGAAAGTTTTTGCATTTTAGTGGCCGCTGTGTCCGCTAAACTTCCCATCTGTTTTAAACTATCGCCAGCAATTTTACCAACAGCATCCGCGACCTGACCGACACTAGCCTCAGCAATACTAACTCCTTGTAATTTTTCTTTTAACGCTACTGCAGAAATACCTAAGTTATCTAGTATCAGTGGAGATTTACGACCAATACCAGTAACAATTGAGTCTACTAAATAGTCGACACTCTGCCCCGTTTGCTGTGCTCTTACTGCTGCAAATTCTAATAACTTTGGTAATGACCCTAAAGATATTCCAAAGTTTGTAGCTTGAACAGTACGCTTCATTAACTCTAACTCTGCAACAGTACCGCCAGTTGCACCTTTTAAGTCTTGTAAAAGTTTTTGTGAATCTTTAAATTTTACAAAAGCCCTCCTAACACCATCTGCCTCACCTGCAAGTTTAGTTACTTCTAAAGTAAACGATCCAATTTGTTGAACACCAAACGCTATCCCAATAGAACCAGCAACATTCTTAATATTGTTTGTAAAATTAGATATATCCTTACTTGTTTTAGTAAGCGCCTTATTAAATTCAGCCGTGTTAGCCGCTATCTGAACGGCCATTTTTGCCATTACTGTGTTAGCCATCTTTTCTGAATTTAGTACCGAGTCTTTCCTTCATTGCTTTTTCTGTTAATGGCTCCACTGTTTCTGTTTCTTTTTTATCGAAACTTAATTTGATAAAATCTTTACCTGACTTTTGTGGGCCGTTACCCCTGTGTGGATTGTATAGCATAGCTAGTAATTCACGAACAAAGGCGGCATCAGACTCCCATTTATCTTTAACGCGTTCTTGTTTTTTTCTGACTTTATAAATCTCCAAACTCCACTCATAGAACGATAGTTTAAAAAACTCATCAACAGTAAGCCCACATTCTGCATAAGCGAATGCAAGCATTTCGTCCATTTCTAAGACTGCCCCGCTGCTGTCGGGGCTTTTGTGTTTGGGTCTGTATACTGTGAAAATGCTGTTTCTGTTATTTCTTCTTTCTGTTGTGGTAACAAACTATCAACCCAATTACAGACCTGTTCAAATGAAGGCTCCTCTCCTTTAAATTCCTTATCTTCACTTTTTTTAAGCCTCACATATTGACACGCACCAACATAATAAAATGTTAGTTGTGCCTCAAGATCGGTTTTGTCATCGAGCCTGTTAACAACATCTTGTAAACTGCATTTTAAAATTTGACATAACTGCAACATAGCAGCCGTTCCAAACTTGAACCCAACAGTATGCCCAAAAACATCTGTTTCTACTAAACCCTTATACTTATTAATCATAAAGGATTAAGTTTCTGAACCATACGTAATTGCACCATCACTCCTGAACGTGCCGCTGAATGTACTTGCCGCATTCAATGGGCCTGTCCAAGTGAGTTCGGGTAAATAAGCATAACAGGCCACAAATGTACCCCCGTCTATTGCCTGTTTTATTCCAACGCGCGTGTCATTAAAATAAACACCTAACAAATCCTCAAAGCCATACCCTGAAGCTGGATTAAAATTCCCACTGAAGGGGAAATCTGCAGACTTACCGCCTGGTATACTTTGTCTTGCTCCGCCATTATCCTTGCAAGTTGTTTCAATGTCAGTCTTTGTAAGATTAACATCGTTACTTGTCAAACAGCCTATAAGTTGATTATCTACGTACAGGCCAACATCATTTCCATTTACAACTGCCATATTTTCTATTTTGGTTTAAATAAGTTTGTTTTACTTTTCTTTTCCTTTGTTATCGGATACTTTGTGTTATCCTCAACAGCATACCGTTCTGATAAAAGCCTTTTCCCTAATGTTCTGTCAACATCTAAAAACTGACCGATAGGATATTTCCTACCCTGTAAATTTGTCCAACTTCTAAGTAGGCGTACTCTCATCTGTTTGCGCTTCAAATAATGGTAACCTTACATATAGTCCGGTTCCGTCTGTGTTTATATAATCTTCTGAGGTATCAACGTATCTCAGATAACTAAAATTAATTCCGTTATAAGTCCCAGCCGTTAACCCATCGAGTGCATTTATTACAGCCGTTTCAAGCGCTAACGTTTCCTCATAATTAACAGCGTAACAAAAAACATTTGCTGTCGGTTGGAATGAAGTCGGTCTTTGTCCCTTACATGGTATTGCTGGCTTTGACGCAAGTTTTACAACTATATATGGTGGCTTTTCATCTTGCGGAACAACCAGCGGGTAAACTTTATATTTATTCTCTGCTGCATTCTGTCCAACAAGGCGTTGAACCGTGCTGTCATCAATCAGTATATCTATAATCCCCTGTGTCATACGAAAGCCCTGCCTAAAGTTTTCTTCATATACGCCGTTAGTTTTTTACCAAGATTCTCAGCGATCAACGACTCAACTATTTGCTTGGTCGATTCAAATGCTGGCCTCATGAACGGTTTCTTTCTCATAAAACCACGGTAAGCGCCCTTCTTATTCGTTCTGGTTGTTGTACCATACTCAACTAAGTGTGCCACATGGCCTTTATGCCTTCTTGATCTTCTTGGCCCCGCT